CCGTGGAGAAAGCACTCCGTGAGGCCATATTGGTTCCAAACCGTGAATCCATTGATCCGGGGAGGTACCACTCCATCTTCGACGACGGGGACATCGTTGGAGACTATGCATGGGTAGGAATTCCCAACTGGGGGGCTCTGATAAAAGTTCCAAGACTGAACTTTTGCGCGATCCCCCTCATCTTCGGATACAGTTGCGAAGTCATACTCAAGTGCGTTGATCATTCCTCCAAGGCAGCATTCGCTGTCAAGGAGCTAGACAACGAACTACTTGCACAGTTTCCTTTGCGGAATTTCCTGCCAAGTGGGATGACTGAGTGGTGCAACATCGAGTATCTTTGGATAAGGGGAATGGGGCTTCTGAGCTATATTAACGACCCAGGAGTGCGTCTCTACATAGTCGATCCTGTCTTATGTAGAATACCGCCCGCAATACTGAACTGTAAGGTATTGAGGAGGCATCTAGACGAGGACCACGATTATTTCGATGGGAACGTCGATAGTCTGTTGTTCGGATTCACCAACAGACCTACAACGGAAGTGGCATTTGACCCTCCGCGATACAACGTGGAAGCTCATATCCCATATGCTGCTCCGACAGACCACTTTAAAAGTCAAACAGCGTTTCAAGCTGCACCCGATCCCATATCCCATTCTCAGGGGATTCCGGATCAGGAAGACGAGTGGGAGCCGGAGGAGACTGCGGAACTTGAGGAACCACATCATTACGCACCCGAACCAACCAAATCTGATACACGGTTCGTAACCAATAACTTGCCTCACATTGTGCCGACCCCGACAGGTACCGATAGCCACGTCACTGGTCCTAGGCCTAAAGCCAAGCCAGATAAAGGTCCAATACAGTCCATGAACAGGAAACCCACTTTTGGATTTCCGAGGACTTTAGACAAAGCTGTCCGCGCGCTAAAGATCCATAACAAAGATTTTGTACGGAAACGCGTGGTTGACAATGTGAAATTGCCAAGAGCCAATACAAAGGAGCGAGAATTGGTTGACGAGATCTACCAGTGTTACCGCATATGGCTGAGTGTAGGTGTTAAGGTCATTCCCTGGTCCGCCGCACCGGGGATACTGCGCCTAATACAAGACTTCATTAGACGAATACCCCGCGGCACAGCATCCTTGGTTGAGCTTACCAAAAGCATCGCCTGGGTAGCCGAAATCGGAGCGGTTTCAGGTCCAGATGGTCCCTACTTCGCCCACAAACGTAACATCTTATTCCGTTACTTCGTGGGAGGTTTGAAACCTCTGTGCCACTCCGAACGATTCTTGGCTCTCACGGCGACTCTTGGTCGGTCGCTTCCGAAGGTTATTAACTCCAAGGCAGCCCGATCGGCTATCAATCGGACACTTACTGCCATGACCCAAACCGAACCTGGACAATTCATGAAAAGTCTGGTGTATACGGAAGAGGGAAAACACCTACTCAAAGAGAAGGACGAAAACTTGAGGGCGGCCTTTGACGAATTCGTCATGGCTGTGCCGGCAAAACCGCCGACAGCGCCCCGTGTTCCCAAGGTCTTCTTTGAGATGTGCCAACTGTTGCACAAATGTGGACTCTACAATGACTGGATGCGTCAAGCCAAGCTGGGCCATGTTGAAGACTGGTCCTGCTGGGATTTAACGCATCAGGTCTTCACCTCGCAAGTTCGCCAGGCGAATATAAATGAAGGAGTCTACAGAATTGCAAAGAATCAGTGGGCTGTGTCCCGGATGGAATTTAATCCGGCCTCTATCTTGAAAAACACCCTGTTCAAGACTTGGTTCGATGGAACATACTACACTCTGACCAATAAGGCGTTCCTCGAGCGAATTAAGGAAGAAGTTACAGAAGTGGATGTGGAGAATCCTGAATGGACTCCAGACAAGGACATTCCACGGATAACTTACTTTGTTCGGAATCTTCTCAGGAGGTTGAACTCTTTCAAAAAGGTCCAACTCGCTACATCCTTCTTTGGAAATTTCGGTTCTTGTTTAGAAAAGACCCGAAAGAAGGGTGGTGCTTATGAGTACCTCAGAGAGAAAGTGCATGACAGAATGCTGGACGGACTTAAATACACCACCGCACGACTTTACAGCCGGACGGAGGATCACATCCCCACGGATGGAGACGTGAATTGGAAAGTCAATGACCCTTATGAACGGGTCATGGGCAATTCTATCACGCAATCTGAGTACTGGCACGTGGTCATAGACGAGCTAGACTTAGTTGATCCTGAGATCCATTTAGTAGCTATCCCTGAAAAAGGGGCTAAGTATCGTGTCGCTGGCGTAAGCAATGTGGCCCTAATAGCCAAGATTGCGTCTGCCAACCATCAACTCCTGCAAATCATCAGACGTCACCCCGCCCTCAAAGACCAATTTAGAGGGAACGAGGAGAAAATTCATAGACGTGTCAAATCAGGAAAAGGAACCTACTTCTCGGCCGACATGAGCCAAGCCACCGACAGGTTACACAAGACAGTCATTAATGCGATTGTCAAGGGTATTGCCGATGGCCTCGAGTGGCCGGAAGAAGTGACCGAGGCAGCATATAAGTCTGTCAAACCTTTGAGGCTATTCGTGGACAAAAAGCACGTGGGCTTCAACCTATCTGGTACACAATTGGGACTCCCTTTAAGCTTCCCTATCTTGCTGCTAGCGCACTTATGGTGCGTGGACGCAATGTCAAAAGAGGGACGGAATCACACCGTTGTGTTCGGAGACGACATGGCCACCAAATGTAGCGATTCAGATATGGAATTGTACATCCAACGTCTAAACCGGATTGGTTTCCAGATGAACTATGATAAGTCTCATCAAACAAAACGGGGATTCACATTTTGCGGGAGAATATATACCGATAAGTCACCGATAAAGGTGCCAAAATTGTCGCAAATGGGCAAGCCTGACAAACCAATGTCTTGGGTCGGAAAGCTCGAACGCTTCGCTGATGCTAGCCACATGTGCCACCTTAAATGGCAACGTGAGCGTATCTGTACGATGTGGAAGGACAAGAATCCCGACATAGCACGCGCGGCGCGTAATCACAACATCCCACTCCATGTCCCTAAGGATCTTGGAGGACTAGGATTCGCGAAAACAACCGGTTGGAATCGAACCCACCGGAGTACCGCTTGGGGCGCACTTAGTCGGGGCTGTCACGTATCGCAGCTATGGACAACGCACACGTTACCATGGCATATCGCCGATATGGTGAGGGGTGGACTAGCCGAAGTCAATGAGCTACCTGCCTCGAGAAAGGGTCCTTATAGGCACAAGGTTGCAGCTGAAGTTGCCGGGGTTATGGCTTCTACGGCAGCAGCCGATCCAAGATACTCCAAACGAGCTGTCAAGAAACGACTGTTTTGGAAAACTGCCATTCATCGCCTCAGCACAATCAACAGGTGCAACAGGCAACTTGTACGAAAAGAACGTCTACCGTCCGAATTTGTTATTCGCGAGAAACATCGCAGAACTGCGGACGAACGGGTAGATCTCGAAAGAGCGAACCAATTATTAAGTTCCTACGCTCGAACTCATCTCACCTACCGCGGTAGGCAGATGAAGAGGCAGACAAATTACTCTGTCCGACACGGACTCGTGATCCGAGATACCGTATACTCAGC